GATTGTTGATGCCAACCGTGATCACCTCGAATGACATACCCTCGGTGATCTCGGACTCGCCGGACTCCCAGTCATCGGCATTGTGGTAGACCTTGATCGGGAAGTTGCGGATGCAATGGGCACCGTTCTTGATGTCCAGCTTGGGCACCTCTCGCCGCCACTCCGCACTGGTCTTCATCTGACTGTGCTTCCACGGAATCCACGGACGATCACTGTCATACCGGATGGCATCCATCCAGTAGTTGCACCCACCCTCCAAGGCCGTGACCCACACGGCCTCGCAGATTTCTACCCACTGATCCCATGTCGGGTTCGACTGGACAATGATCCTCGGCGCACCAGTGTCCGCCGAAAACTCTACCTTGTTCATCACACGTCTCCATTCAGTCTGTCGATGTAGGCGTCGGCTTCAAGCTCCGCTGCCTCGATCTTGCGATACTCGATGCTGTCTGCCATCCGGCCCTGCACATCATCGTAAACTTGCAGATTCATCGCACCATGTTCAGCGGCCCACGAATCACGGCTCATCCACATGGCATCCTCTTCCATGCCCATCAGCCAGCTTTTTACCTTGCCCATGCTTCAAGCCCCTTCAAAAAGTTGTTCATGTCAAACTCGACGAACGTCGTGTTCCGGACCTTCTTCAACTTGTCACCGTCCACGAAATAAATTCCATGCGGTGTCGTCTTGTGGTTACGCAGCACACGATAAACGTGAATCCGACTAGCGTAGCGTTGCCCATCTTTTAGCGGGAACACATCCCGATTCCGGATTATCTTCTTCTCCAGAACACGAATCGAATCGCACACAGGCACCAGACGGTCAGCGACGTACTTGCCGTCACTGTCCAAGACCTGTTGCTTTGCGTAATATCTCGGCATATCTTTTCTCCTGTGTTGTGGGTCACCGGTCCACGGACCAAGGATCACCAAGGGTTGATAAGATACAGTAACAAATGGTTAGTGATAGTCAACAAGAAAACCATTGCATAAAACGATTTTCTCCGGGTTGTTGCATTCAACACAAAATTTTTGAAAATGGTGATACAAACGGTACAAACGATACAACCCTTGGTGAGCAACGGTTACAGCTGTATCACTTCTGTACCGTTGTAACACTTATGAGTCGGGGTGGGCGTTGATTTTTGGTTTTTCAAACTGCAAAGGGCAAAAAATATCGCTATGGGCAAGGTAGGTAGACCAGCCGGGCTGACGAACCGGCAACGAGAATTTGCCAAGTATTATGTCGAGGGCAGATACAGCAACACCGAGTGCGCGAGGAAGGCGGGCTATGCCGAGGGCAGTGCCAACGTGCAGGCGGCGAAACTTCTCGACGGCAAGACATTCCCAGAAGTGCCGAAACTGATAAAAGAACTGCGGCAAGCTCGGGAGCGTCGATACGGCGTCACGTTGCTGAATCAGTTGAAGCGATTCGAGGACTTGTCCATCGCTGCCGAAGAGGCCGGACAGTTTTCCGCTGCCATCAACGCCGAGAAGATCAGGTCCGCACTTGGTGGTCTGACAATCGACCGCCGGGAATCGACACACGTTCACCAGCTTGACCAGCTTTCGCGTGAAGAGATCGTCGCCCGACTCGCTGCCATCCGGCAGGAATATCCCCACGCATTCGACAACATGAAACGGATCGAAGATGCCAACGACGGAACGCAGCCTGTGGAACTCCTTGAAGCAGAATTTACCGAAAAAGACCCACTTCCAGCGGATTGAAAACCGCGCTGGGCAAGGGATGCCGGACGTATATCTGTGCATGGATGGGGTGCCGGTTTGGTGCGAATTGAAAATAATTAAAAATAATCGCGTATCCTTATCAACCTCGCAAATTGCTTGGCATTTGGCGCATACACGTTGTGGCGGTGCGAGTTTTTTCTTGGTCCATGCACCCTCGACCGGCGATGCATTTTTATTTGACGGTTCTGCTGCGCCCGAAATCTGCGACTCGCGGATCGATGCGCTGCGGGCTGCGCCCGCGTGGCACGGACCGTTGCGCGATGCGCCCGCTGCTCTGCGGGCCTGCGCGCACAAATCGTGGGCGGGCGTCACGGAATAAAAAAACACGGCCCGCGATTCGCGGGCCGTGTTCCTCGGAGGATTAGTGTTGGTGATAGGAGACATTGACAATGTCCGTTGACCAGCACGCGCGGCACTCGCTGCATTTGCCGCCTTGCTGCGGCGCCGGGCAGATCTGCCCGCGCGGGATATCGTAGAGGGACCGCGTCCCGCTGTGGACTGTGCTAGTGTGCACGAATCCCTTGGACCGTGGTCCGTCGATCATGTGCGCGGACATCCGCAAAACTGCATTGTCGGGCAGTTTGTCGATCTGTAGGGCGCGCGTCCATTTTTCATATTCGCGGGACGGTATCCAATGGCGCTTGTGTGGTGTCTGCCTGCATACGTCGATAATGTTCAACGCCATGCCGACGCTGCCAACGTCGCCCGAATCAAACCAGCGAAACCATTCGCTGCGGACAATGTTCAGCACGTTAACCATGCGCGGCACAAAATCGGGCGCGTTAAAAAATGCCTCGCGTTCGATCATCTTCCTGCGGACGTTCGGCATCCGATACATGCCCTTACGGGCGTAGCAGTTAGCGCATGTGCTGCCTTCGATCTCGGCAAGCCTGCTGCCTACGTCGCACAGCCACGCGTCCCGGCTGATGCTATAGCCGGGCATCTTCGACACATTGGACAAAAGTTTTTTGTCCTCTCGCGCTTGTTTCAATTCTTCGGCATTCATCGTTAATCCTCCAACGGTAATGATAGTTAACAGTCACACAATATCACTAATAAATCAAGCTAAAATCTGCGGCCTGCGGGCCGATGCGCCCGGCCCGGTATGCGGGCGCCCGGCACAAAAAACACGGACCGCCCTTCGGGCGGTCCGTGTTTGGTTTCTAGTAGCCACTGAACTCATCGCGACCGACACCGGCCTCTGGCTCCAGATCCTCATCGTGCCAGTAGTTCGAGTCGGTGAACACATCTTCGCGGTATCGCTTGCGATTATCCTCCATAACTTCCTCGGCACAGTTAATGCACATGCGCCCCCCGAGCATGTACCCGCGCGCGTCGTACTCGTACCATGTATGTTCTTTGTTGCCGTTTTCGTCACGATGCTCACAGGTGTTGTAGCCACGTTCGTTGAAATATTTCTTCGGCATTTCGTCCTCCAATACACGCATCGGGCGCACCACGCCCGACGCAAAAATAGCGTTATTCAGTTTTGAAAAAACGCGGTTACCGCGCGCAACGCGCGGGCGGGCAGGATGCCCAATACAGAATAACACAAGATCACTAAACATCAAACAGTATCACCAAGCTGCGGGCCGCGCGCCGCGCCTCCTATATAGCGCCGGGCTGCGGGCCGCTGCGCGCACCAGACGCGCTGGGGTTATGGACAAAGAAAGGGCGGGCACGGCTGCGCCGTGCCCGCCCTGGTTTGTGTTAGATGCCCTCGCCGTCACACGCTGGGCAGAGTTCCTCGAACTCTTCTTCGAAGCCGCCGCGCATGGGATCTACGACGGAATGCGTGACGAGGATCACGCCGGTTCCAGCGCAGTCGGCGCAGTCGCCGACTTGGGGCGGCGACAGCGCCGCCCTGATCTTCGCCAGTTCCTTTGCGAGAAGATCGACGTTCATTCACGCTGCCTCCTTCACAAGACGATAGCCGCCGCCATACTTCGGGTGGGTTTCGATCTCGAAACCCTCGCCGCGGAGCAGGTGGACCAACTGGTGGACTGAACCATTCGAGATGTCACGCTTGTGTGTCCGCTTCCGCAGATGCTTCTTCAGGTTCCGCATGGAGACGAACCGGTTGCCAGCCTGACGCAACCGCTCGATCACGGCTGCTGGCATCGGGGTCAGCTTCTTCGCAGATGCTGGCGCGATGATCGTGGTGGTCATCTCCGGCTGCTGCTTCACGTCGTCCACAGCTTCGAAGATGTCCGCCCATTCGGCGGCTGCTGGCAGGTCCAGCGTGATGGTTACAGGAATGGTATACTTAGGCATGACATTGTCCTTTCTATGAACAGGTCAGAGTTCTGGCATTAGTGCCATTACTACGATCTTACTCCTATTAAGTGATGGTCACAAGAACTAAATGCATGGGTGCGACACCTCGCCGCACCGGGGTTACTGTTGCGCGTCAGCAACACACCTCGAATAAAGTTGACCCCCCTCCCCCCTTTTTGCTTGACCTGCGACCTGCGCGCAGCACAATATATAGCGTTGATAAATTCAATGGCCCGTAATATCGTTCGAGCATGACGGGTAACTTAGACCTCCTTCCAGAAGAAGTCCTGAAAGAGATGCTGCTCCTTGAAGAGCAGCGTCAGCGCCTTGAGCTACGTGACGTAGCCCAAGAAAAATTTATGTCATACGTTCAGCACGTGTATGACGGCTTCATCGTTGGGCGCCACCACAAAATCATTTCAGAGAAGCTGGAGCGTATCGCATCGGGTGACTTGAAGCGTTTGATAGTCAACATGCCGCCCCGACATTCGAAGTCGGAATTCGCCTCATATTTGATGCCGTCGTGGTTTCTGGGCAGAAATCCCAAGTTGAAAATCATTCAGGCTACAATGAACACCGAACTTGCTGTAAGATTTGGACGCAAGGTCAGAGATCTCATTGCGGATCCGGTCTATCACGAGATCTTCCCCGATACTGACCTTAAACAGGACAGCCAAGCTGCTGGTCGGTGGGAAACCAGCGCGGGCGGGGAATACTTCGCAGCGGGGGTGGGCGCTGCGATGACCGGTCGTGGTGCGGATCTTCTTATCATTGACGATCCGCATTCGGAGCAGGATGCGCTGTCATCCTCTGCTTACGACAATACATACGAGTGGTACACCTCTGGCCCGCGTCAGCGTCTACAACCTGGCGGTGCCATTATTATTGTCCAGACACGCTGGTCCAAGAAGGATCTGACGGGCAGGTTACTGCAAGCACAGGCGGCTGATATAATGGCTGACCAGTGGGAGGTGGTCGAGTTTCCTGCGATCATGCCGTCGGGGGAACCACTCTGGCCTGAATTTTGGAAAAAAGACGAGCTTCTGAAGGTGAAAGCCTCGCTGTCGCTGGGCAAGTGGAATGCTCAGTGGCAACAAAATCCTGTGTCGGAAGAGACCGCTGTCATCAAGCGGGAGTGGTGGAACGAGTGGACGGAAGAAGACATCCCGCAGCTTGACTACATCATTCAGTCGTATGACACGGCGTACTCCAAGAAAGAAACGGCTGACTTCTCGGCGATCACGACATGGGGCGTGTTTGAGCCGCATGCCAATGGTGATCAGCACCTGATCATGCTAGATGCCAAGCGTGGGCGGTGGAACTTTCCGGAGTTGAAACAGATTGCTATTGAGGAGAACGAATACTGGGAGCCGGACATGATGCTCATCGAGGCCAAGGCAACAGGTATGCCACTGGCTGACGAGATGAGGTTACTGAACCTCCCTGTTGTGACCTTCGCACCGGGTCGCCGGAAGGGCGGGGGCGGCATCGACAAGATGACCCGCATGCATATGGCCTCTCCTATATTCGAATCAGGAAAAATTTGGTATCCTGCCGCCCAGAAGTTCGCGGAGGAAGTAATAGAAGAAGTTGCTTCGTTTCCAAATGGTGACCATGATGACTTCTGTGATAGTATGACTATGGCCTTGATGCGTTTCCGCCAAGGTGGTTTTATCAGTCTACAGGGTGAAGAGCTAGAAGACATGCTCCCCGGCAGAAAACGTGAGTATTATTGATGGCAAGACAAGGTATCGCTACCCTCGAAGATCCTGAAGCATTCCTCGGTTTCGGCGGGGATCCGATGCTTCCCCC